AATAGCATCATGAATTGCTTGTGATGGATCTTGTGAACCAGCTGTAGGATGTGACTGATCTAATCCTTGATCCTTCTTATTCTTTTGAGCATTGTCGACCGAGCTCGCATTAGGATTTATTTTTGAAGTAGAAGCACGACCAGTTTTAGCATTTGTACCATATTCTAATCCAAGCTTTGATAAGAAGTCGGCGCGATTAGATGGTAAGTTAGGCGCACCATCATCATTGTTAATCGCTCCACCTTTATTAACAGTCCCATCAGCTGTTGTACAAACGCCGTAATCAGATGGATCTTTGTTCGCAGGATTACCATCACCTTCAGCTTTATCCGTTGCTGAAGGAGTTGCCACCGCATTTGGAGCTCCAGGCAAACCTGAACCTGAAGGAGCATTAGGGAAAACAACTTGTCCAGAACTATTATATGTTACACCAGCCATTTAATTCCTATTTGTTATAATCAGGTAATGCTGAACGATGCAGCGAACCAAGAACAATTGGTATTTGTTTTGTATGTGGATCTAACCAAAAACCAATTACTGTACTTGCTGGGTGATAATTAACCGATTCACCAATACCATTTAATGATGGAGAATTATTCATTATACAATGTCCCCATGGCAAATCTTTATCGTCAATCGGTGTTGGTCCAACATTGTGATGACCATGAACCATTAATTTTACTTTACCAGCTCCACCATCGGGATCTTGAATATCACGAACTTCTGCAGTAAACATTTCCATATGAGAACCGAGTGAATTTTGTGTCATTATACTCCCTCCTGATATGCACCCTTTAAGCATTCTAAATTTGTTACATGGCGAGGTCTTACATCTGGGCGACGAACTTCATGGTGCGTTTTAGCAATAAGCCAACGACCACTCATCTGTGGTTCTGTATCAATTGAACCAGTCTCGCCTGTTATTTTAGGAACATTAGCAGTGATTGTTTTTCCAGGCTCCAAATTAGGATCGCCGATAACAGTCATCTGCATAAGCTGTTCTTGCATCGCTGCCATGTTCAATTGTTTATATGGAATCGATGCAGGAACAAAACTCTTACCAACATTAATAGCCTGATTGGGATTAACAACTCGATGAACTGTTCTGTTCGCATTCGGAAACAAAGATAAGAATGAAGCGAGTGTTGTAATCAAACCAGCACCAAGATTTGTTAATTCGTTCTGTTGTGGTTTAAAATCGTTACTTACGTATTTATGAGTGTGTGGGTCATATGTTGTGACACGCTGATTGATAACACCCGCATGAATACGATTCATAGCATCCATATTTTGTTTGACCTGCCAAGAAAGGATGTTATCATCAATGGTATTGTTAATCGAATGACCGATGGTATTATCCTGTTTGAATATCTTTACGTCACCCTGATTAAGCATGTATTCTAATGATTGGAAATAAAACCCTTTCCAAGTTTGCCAAAACATATAGTTTGAACCTTTGCTCTGAGCTGAGACAGCTTCATTACGTAGGTTTTCAATGGCATGAAAAGATGGCATATTAGGAACAACGAACTTACGATTACCCTTTGTAGGCTCTGTGAAGATAGGTAACTGGCTGTTATGAAAGTTTTGATGAATATCAGATACGATCTGATCGATTGTCGTATTGTAAGCTTTTTGAACCTGATTACCCTGACCTGTCAATGCCTCGCGCGAAACGCATTCGAGCTTATAGGTTTTTGATTTCATAGCACCTTCAATTCCCATATCCTGAACTTGATTCAAATGGAACTGATAGGATACTGAAGCGCCATTCGGAGTGCTATATGATAGGCTAACTGTTTCGTCACCAGCTATTTTAAGATTACCAAGATAATCCTTATCGTCTAACACTTCAATCGTTGCTAGAACTGCAGGAGCAAAAATTGATTCGAAGATATCGAGCGAAAGGAATTGTGGTGCTGCTTGCCAAGGTCCAGATCTTGGAGAGTTAATAGTTAAATCATTTACAAGGAAATCGCCTGGATTTTGTGCCATATTATTTCAACAAATTCTTTACGTTGTTAACATACTTTGGAACATATTGTGGTTGCATCACAAGGATAGTTCTATTACCTTCATTCTTTTCATTCTCAACATCATAGTTATAAACAGGTGTCCAATAAACAAGCTCATCATTTTGAAGAGTATTTGCGAGATAACTGAACGCTGTAATAGTTACGTTCGATTGGCTTTGCTGACCATACAAATAGCCAGATGAGGTGTTGATAACATTTTGAGTGTGTTGAACTATAACTGTTGAAGAGTTAGATTGAACAACCTGACCCGTTCCAGTTCCGTTAATGTTAACAATCTCATTAACAATAAAATTAGAGCTACCTGTGTAATTATAAGAAACGATTTGATTGGTTGAAACTGTCCAATCCTCCTGCACGCGCGAGTAGGATATAGGAATTCCAGCTGGAGAAAAATTCGGTGACCAGTATTTTATTCTATTTAAATTTCCAGCAATTTCAGTGGCATATGCTGATGGGTTGAGAGAAGGCTGATCAACCCAGTTGTTTCTCCAAAATGCAATCGTTTGTGTCGCATTTGCCAACGAACCATACTTCAATTCTATAAAAGAATTAAATTGATCTTGTGTTAAATACCAATCATAATAGGGGTCAATGATATTGTTTGTAAGATATAAAACCCAGCTAGAATATGGATCACTGTAATTGGTATAAGCGATTTGATCGGCTCTATCGCCTTCAGTAATATCTAATGGATAATAAAGATAAGGATTAATCTGAATGTTTTGAAGAGTAACAACACGCTCTGTAATATCAACGACAGCCGTATTGCTGGTGCTATTACCATATTGAATCGTGTTAAAGTTTTTAAAGTAAGTTTGAGTTGCCATTTAATTACCTTACTAAAATATCGATTTCAATGCATTACCAATCGAAGATCCAAACGTTGAAAGATCGACTGTACGCCCATTGAGACCAAAATCGCTTGAAAGCCAGTATTCGATTTCCATAACACCTAAGCGAATTTGAACTTCGGTTGGAGCTGGCGACGCTGCTGAACCAAAGAACGATGGCTGACCTGATGGAGCAAAGTTAATATCAAAGCTTTCGATAACAGCTGGCTTAAATACGTAAGTAAAATAACCACCATTATTAACACTAACTGTAATTTGAACTATATTTGGATATGTCAAAAGTGAACCACCAAGAGCATTGTTTTTATCGGGTAACATATTTGCTCTAAACGTATTGATGATCTGATTTAGCTGTTGCGATTCTGTTTCGTTGCTTGGTGAAAGCTTCCATTCAAGCGCATGTTGTTTAAATGCAGGTTGTTTAAACATAACCGTAAGGAACGGATTCAAAGCAGCACCTTGAGATTGTAATGCAACAGAAGCCTGTTGGCTTGAAGCTAGATTTTGCGCCGCTTGCCCCGCTGCGGTGAAACCTGCTATACCCTCAGCTAACCCTGCAGCCCCGCGACCTTGTTGTAAGCTATTAACCGCAGCGCCTGTTAAAAGGCTAAGACTCTCAGCTGAGTATTGAACATGCTGGCTATCGACCATAGAGTTCGGAAGCGGAAGGCGAATAGTTCCTTGATCGGTATAATAAACATTTTGCTGTGTCAACGATGGCATGTTGTATTGATAAAACGAGAAAGACATCCAAAATGGTTGCTTTTCCAAATCGTATGGGAATCGCATTTGACCGCTGGTAAGCGTAGCTACAGTCGTACTAGTACTAGCGCCAGTTGGTAAACTAGGTGAGCTAGCAGTTTTAGTCGTTGATGTAGATGAAGCTTGACCCGCTGCTTTAGCATTCTGCGCGGCTATCATTGCATTGGTTATTCCAGGCATTAAACGTCCTTGCTAAATATCTTTTTATTATTTATAGGCTGCTATGAAAACGAATAAAGGCTATTTTAAACCACGCAATCCTGCAAAATATAGAGGCAATCCCTCGAATATTATTTATCGGTCAGGATGGGAATTGAAATTGATGTTTTGGTTAGATGGCAAATCAGATGTAATCAACTGGGGATCTGAGGAAGTTGTTATCCCTTATCGCTCGCCGATTGATGGTCGGCTGCATAGATATTTCGTTGACTTCATCGTAACAACCATAAATAAAGAAGGTATAAAAGAAACAACGTTGATCGAAGTAAAACCAGCGGCGCAAACCAAGCCACCTGTTCTTAAAGAAGGAACAAACCCAAGGAATCGTAAGTATATAAGTGAAGTTATGACTTGGGGTGTTAATGAGGCAAAGTGGAAAGCTGCTACTGAATACTGTAAAGATCGAGGCTGGAAGTTTCAGATATTTACTGAAAAAGAGTTAGGAATTACCTTTTAATGGCATCATTATTCGCAGACACATTAGCGCAAGCTTCAGCAAACCAGCTTAAAACAGGTACAAAAGAAGCCATTGACTGGTTTCGCAAACAAGCTTTATCAATTAAGAAAGTTGATCGCCAGCAAATTCTCGGGCAGAACATGCCGTTCAAGCGCCAGCAGATGCTCAACGAAAAGAGCATTGGCAAAATGTATATGTTCGTCTATGATGCTAAAACAAAGAACCTACCTTATTTCGATGCGTTTCCGCTGGTGTTTCCTATCGAGTTTTATGGCGACAGCTTCCTTGGTATCAACCTACATTATCTACCGCCAAAGACAAGAGCTCTGCTGATGGACGCTCTCTATACGCTGATAAATAATCAAAAGTATGATCAAACGACTCTATTGAAAATGTCATATCAGATATTGAATAGAGCTGGTCGTTTTAAATGGTTCAAACCCTGTTTGAAGAAGTATTTGTTCAGTCAGGTTGGATCGCCTTTCATTTATATTTCGCCAGACGAATGGGACTTTGCTTTGATGTTACCGACTGAAAACTTCCAAGGCGCAAGCAAACAAAAAGTCTTCAAAGACTCTCTATCAATGGTGTAAAATGGCATTTAATATTCTAGACTTTCAATCCTACATTGCCGATACAGGCGTACTTCAAACAAACAAGTACGATGTTATGATTATGTTTGATAACCCAGATGGTATCGGCGCATATAATATCATCGGAGCTGATGGCTCAACAAGAGGCGCAGCAGATAATGTAACAGATCTAAACTATCGTTGTATCAATGCTTCGCTTCCAGGGCTAACAATGCGTACAGCCGACATCAATCGTTTTGGTCTTGGTGTTTCTGAAAAAATGCCTTTCTCTGCTAACTACACAGACGTATCATTAACATTCTTGATGGATCGTTTTGGTGATCAATATAATTTCTGGTACGCTTGGTTCAATTATATTTTCGGCATTTCTGGTCAAGAAACACTTTCTAATATCTATGGATCTTATTCAGTTGGTGGTGATGGAGATTCTGGTCGCCCATTTTATACCGCAGAATATAAAGACAACTATTCGGCGACAATCGTAATTACAGTTTATGATACTGAGGGAAATCCTAACATTCAGGCAACTCTTTTAAAAGCATATCCAATATCAGTAAACGACATCGCACTGAATTGGACTGATAACAATAATCTCGTTAAACTAACAACCACTCTTACGTTTAGAGAGTGGGTGCTTGGAGACGGTCAAACAAACGTCACACTTGGATAATAACTGGAGTAAATTATGGCATTACCTAAAATTGATTACCCTACAATCAACATTGCAATCCCACCTGAAAATAAAACCTATATGTTTCGCCCGATGTTGGTGAAAGAGGAAAAGCTTTTGTTGATGGCGAAAGTTTCCGAAGATGATACAGATATTCTACAGGCGATTAAACAGGTCGTTACAAACTGTTGCATTGAAACATCATTAGATGTTGATACACTTCCGCTATACGCGCTCGAGTATGTGTTTATTAAATTGCGTGGCTTTTCTGTGGGTGATGTTATTAGCGTTTCATATCGCGATTTAGAAGATAACAAGAGCTACGATTTTACAGTCGACTTAAACAAAGTTGAGATCAAGTTCCCAGAAGGCATTGATAAGATAATCAAGATCACTGATACTTCAGGAATCGTTATGAAGTATCCTTCGGCTGGTATTTACTCTGATAAGACATTCCTTAAAGCTGAAGGTGAGGAAACATTCTATCGCCTTGTTGTTCGTTGTATTGATCAGGTATATGATGCAGAAAACGTATATGAAGGCAAGGACTTTGAGGAAGATGCTATTCTTGAGTTCCTTGAATATATGGATATTCCAAGCTTTGAGAAAGTGCGTGAGTTTATGCTTAATTTGCCTTCGTTGTATTACAAAATTGAGTATACTAATTCAAACGGAAACGCTAGAACAATTGAGTTAAAAACTCTATCCGATTTTTTTACCTTGCGCTGAGTCACAATACCCTAGAGAATTACTATCAAACGAATTTCTCTTTGGCTCAGCACCATAAATATTCGATATCGGAAATAGAAAGTTGGATAGTTTTTGAACGTGATATCTATGTTGAAATGTTAGTAGCCTATTTACGAGAACAAGAAGAACGACAAAAACAACAGGCTAATTAATGGCTAAAAAAGAATCAGGCGAAGATATTCTCCGAGCGATTATGGAGAAAGGTGGGCAAGGTCCAAAAGGCGCTGCAGCCCTGCAAAGAGCAGCCGAAGAACTAGCCAAAGCTGCTCAAGCCATAGAACAACAGCCAGAGATAAAAGAAACTCTCGTTTCAACTCTAGAAAACGATATTCCAACTGCAGAAGCTGATGAACCTGTACAAGTTGGTGAATCTCCCCGTAAAAAGTTTGCTAAGAAATTAGGCAAAGCTGCTCTTAAGAAAATGTTCCCAACGACATATTCTGGCGTTGAGGCATTACGTAAGTTATGGAAAGAATCCAACGATAAAGAGCAAGCTGAGAAGAAACGTGATACAGCGGAAAAGAAACGCAAATATGAAGAGATCATAGACAATCTTAAAGATGCTAATGATTCATTGCGTGAAATGGTTTCGCTACAGCAAGAAACCAGTTCTATATTATCTGGGGTCGCTGAAGCTTTAGCTAAAAACAATAAAGGTGGTGGTGGATTATTAGGTAATCTTCTTGGTGGTGGAAAAACCATCGGAAGCTCATTACTAAGATCAATCAGTGGTATTGGTGGTATAATGGCTGGTACAGCGCTTTTGGGTGGCGCTGCAAAGCTTTTCTTAGGGAATAATGAAAATAAAGCTCCAGCTACTGGTGAAACTGGATCAGCGCCACCGCCCGCTCCACCTCTCTCAACAACTTCAGATACAATACCAGCTTCTTCAACCACGCCATCATCTGGTGGCGGTGGAACAACTCCACCCGCTGGCGGCAATGTTTCTATTGCGGAAAGTAAAGAGTCAGCAGCTGTAAAAGAAGCAAAAACAAAGCAAACAAAAGCTGAAGACATTTTAAAAATTAAAGCTGATCAAATTCGTTTCAATTCTGATAAGCTTACATTTGATGTTGAAACTTTTAGCATTGAATCAAAGCAAGAGCAACAGCAATCACAACAGCAACAGCAGCAACCACAAACTCCACAACAACAAGCGCAGCAACAACAAGCTCCGAACATTGTTAACAATCCTAATGCGAATAAACCAACACTTTCGCCCGAAGAAGCTGGTTCGAGAAATGCACCTGGAACAACTGCACCAAGAAACGCTCCTATGTCGAGCGGAATTGTTGGACCTCCAGGTGCTGCATCTGATGAAAATGCTCAAATACTTGCTACAATTAAGAAAAGAGAATCGAGAGGCAATTATCAAGCAAAAGCTGGTACA